TACTCAGACCTTCCGTGGTTTACGGGCACGCTTCTCCGCCGGCGCAGCGGTCGCCTGCTCGATAGCCCGTTCCGTTGACCGGGCGGCGTTGATCTCCGCAGGCTCGAAAAGGGCCGGGGCCTTCTTCACAGCCGGATCGGAATCCTCGACCAGGGCACCAGGCGTCAAAACCCTTTCGACCCCGTTGGTTTCTGTGAAGCAGAACGCTTCCTTGCATCGCATGATTGCCACTGGCATTGTCCTTTTCGTTTGAGAAGACCCGGCGGCCAGGGCTCGCACCCTGACCGCCGGCATCCTCAGGGATTGCTAGGCGGCACTCGGGACATCGAGCATCCTGAAGCCGTCGTCGTTCACGCTGTCCGCACCCATGCGGAACGTGGCGTACCAGCCGGACTGCCCAGACGGGCGGTTATTGCTGGTGTGGAACAGCTGCGGGATGAACTGGACGGTGACCCCGATCCGGTCTGCGATAACGTAGTTCTCGAAGTCACCGAAGATCAGGATGAAGTTGGACACGGCACCCGTGGTCGTGACGGTGGAGTCCATCGCCTCGGCCTCGAGGGCACGACGACCCAGCAGTTCAGCCGGGCGGTCATTGCCCAGCGTCGTCCACAATCCTGCGCCACCGTTCGTATCGAAACGGCGGATCAGGTTGTAGATGCTGTTGTTCGCCAACCACGAAGCGTTCTCACGATGGCGGGCGGGCAAGCCACCCTGAATCGTGTAAACGTCGGCGATGGCGAACACGTCGTCGGTAGCAGCGTTGATCTCCGAGCCGCTACCCGTGAGGGCAGTCACAATGCCAGTCGGCTGGGCGCTGCCGCTACCAGTGGCAAACGCTGTCCGCTCCAGGGTTTCCTTGCCGAACAGCAGCAACTTCCCGACCTCGGCGGCAACGTTCGCCTCGTCAGCCAAAGCCTCTTGGCTGATCGGAACGAACCCGGCCCCCTTGTAGATCGGGATCGACGGCTGAGCAAACGTGGTGGCGTCGTCGGAAACCTCAGCGGCCTCCGCATCCCACGACCACGACACCGCACCCGACGAAACGCCGTTCCAGACATCGCCGGTCGCAACGACCTGACGGGCGACCTGGCGGATGTCGTTACGGGTACCAGCCGAAGTGATGATCACTGTCGGGTCCAGCTGGAACGGCACGAGGTAGCCGCCGGCGGCGTCAGTCAATGACATCGCACGGGAAACAGCCTCCTGCTCCTCAACCGTGAAAGTTGAAGCCATACCGGCGGCGGCCTTGTTGAAAGCCCGCACATAGGTCGGCGACGACGTGTAGAGCGCCATCCGGGCAATGTCGCCACGAGCATTGTCGAAGGTCTCGATGATGTTCGTAGCGGCCTCACGGCGGCTGGCGTTCATGCCCGGGGCCATCTCGATCGCTGACAGGGCACGGCTCCGGATCTCGGTACCGACATCCTCGTGCGAGCGGCCAAAGGTCTTCACCTGTGACAGGTCCCACGGGTTGCGGTACTTGCGCTCCTCGACACTGGACGGATCGCCGAGGATGTCCCGGTCGAGTTCGCCACCATCGGAACCGAACTCGGTGCCACGCTCGACCCGGACACCGGAACGAGGCGCAGCCTTCACCTTCAACGAGAAACTCGACAGGTCGGACTGGCGCTCCAGGGCCTTGGCGTGCTCCGCCACCTCGTCACCCTCGGCGACGAGTTCGCCCCAATACTGCTCATCCTCGGGACTCAACGCCCCTTCCTTCTGATTGAGGCGCTCAAGCTCGTCCTGGATGTCTTTCATCCGGTGAACGGCCTGCGTGTGGGTCATTTCGGTTTTGCTCATAACTATCTCCTACGGTTGGTGGCTGCTTCGACAGCGGCCCGTACCCGGAGCAGATCGGCACGCCGACGTTCCTCCGTGTAGAGCGGCCTCACAGCCGAATGATTGGAAACCGAGTGGCGGGTTGCCGGCTCGACAGAATCGACGGCAACATCGGCGGAAGTGTCAGGCTCGACGGCTTCATCCGTTGTTGTGTCACGAAGTAGAAGGGTGGCGATCTCATGCCTGGTGGCATCGTCAGCCTCGATCAGGGAGCGGGCCAGTTCAGAAGACCGGACCCCCACATCGGTCCCCGCATAGGCGGGCCAGACAACCGGGCCCAGTTCGATCAGGCGGACCTCGGAGATCGACCGCTCCGGCATGTCCGTATCCTCTTTCGCCCAGGTTTCCGCTACGACCTGGAAACGGAAACTCATACCGTCGATGGAGCCGTTGTCGATAGCGTCACGGACGGGCTGCACCAGCCAGTTGTCAGACAACCGGGCCTCGACGAACAGGCCCTTGGCGTCTTCTCGTAGTTCTTTGATCGCCCCGATAGGCAGCGACCCGATCATCGGATGCTGCCCGTGATCGAACTGCAACCGGACCTTCGACCCGGATTCTTTCAACGTCTTCGTGAAAGCCCCCGGCATGATCCGCTCAGTGAACCGGCCTTCCCACGAGTCAATCGTCGTCCACCGGTTGAACACGGCACCGTGCCCTCGGAGCGTCAGCCCGTCGTCGCCTTCGGCCCGGACCAAATCGAACTCGGTGGAACGCACCAGCGCATCGGTTGAGATAGTCAAGTGACAACTCCTGTCGTTGCTGTCGGGTCTTGGAGCTGGACCGATAGCAGTCCGCTGTGTTGGCCCTTTAGTTGATTGAGATCCCCGGAGGTGGCCACGAACGCCACCGCAGCGTCAGGGTTGAACCCGGCCTCGAGGAGCGTCCGGATCGTTGCCGCATCCGTTGTACGGATCTGGGCGGCGTCCTGCTCGTCCTCCTGCAAGAACGAGATGTCCCGGGTGTCGTACCAGAGCTCAACGATTGAACCCTGCGACCTCGGCGGACGAACGATCTGCGCCAGGGCCCCGGCGGCCTGCTGCCACAAATGCCGCATCGTCACATCAGCGAACCTTCGCCGGCTCGCCGCATAGTTCCCCGCATTCAACGACGAACCGGCCATACCCTCAGACAGCTGGGCGATAACAGACCCGACACCGGCGGCAGCGGCCAGGCGTGTCTCACCTGCGCCCTGGACCGCCTTGAAGTCCAACTGGCGCATGTCAGCCCCCACGACCGTCACATCGGCACCACCGGCCAGATAGAGGGTCTTCCCGGCCTTACTCGACCCGGTATGCGACTGATCCATTGAATCGACGAACAGTTCGAACTGCTCCGGCGTCACCGACTCTTTCAGTGTCACCGCCAGGTTCGGTGTCGCAGCGTTCTCAATGAACGACAACTTGTGGTTCGTGTAGGCCGTGTCGCCCTGGAGTTCCCTCAGCACCGGCGTCAACCACGACATCCCCCGGTACTTCGCCAACGGGTCAGGATAGGGACAGAAGTGGGCGACAGATTCACGGTCGTACCGCTGAGCGTTCCCTCTGACCCGCTGGCCTTCCGGCCAGTAGATGAACTCGGAGACATGGCCTACGGCGTCAAGGCCGATGTCGGTCCAGTCCGGGCGCAACTGCTGCAAACCCATCTCAGTTTTCAGGGTGAAACTGTTTCCGGCCAGGTCGGCGTCCAACAGCATCCGCATCAACAGATCGCTCGTTGTGCCGCCGGGCCAAGGGATCTCCAACTGGGCGAGCTCCGCAGTACCGAACAAGTCGCCCGGCCTCCCATTATTTCTTCGCCGCCACTGAAACCGGGCCTGCGAAAAAACCTGCAAACGCACAGACTCAAGGATCGACACGATCCCGTTGCCCTTCAACCCCGAAGAAACGTAAGCCTCGAAGTTGCTTCCGATCCCCTCCGCCGACGTAGGCGGCACCGTCGTGCTCACACCCAGCGGGTACTGCGAACCCTGGAAAGCAAACGACCCGAACGCCTGCTGCGCCCAAAAGGCATAGTCCTCGAGCGTGTACCGGGACTCAACAGCAACGGGTTTAGACAATCGTGAAAGCAGTTTCACGCTTCACTCTCCTCAGCGATCAGATAGGCCGCAGCGATCAAAGTCAGCCCAGCAGCGACCAGACCCGCCGGCGGAAAAATGAGAGAAACCCCAGCCACGACAAGACAGGCACCCAGGACAGAGACAGCGATCAGAACCACAAGCAGCGCCTATCGGTAAGCGACCAACGGCATTTCCGAAGGTGCATCCACTGGCATCGTCAACGCCCCCCAGCGGGCCAGCGTCACCGCAACCAGCGGGCAAATGTCCACCGAACTACTCCGCCGGTTCCAGGCCCACGAGTCCCCGTAATCCCGGCGGGTCGCATTAGCGACCGCCACATCCAAGACGTTCTGGCCCGAATGCGAAATCTTCTTCGCCATCACCGCCGCCAAGAACCCGCCGCACGCCTGCGAATACTGCACCGCCGACACCAGCACCGGGACCACACCCAACGCCTCGATCGGCTGCACCACCGCCCCCGAACCACGAGGGTCGACATACACCGGGCCCGGCACCTTCTCAAGGAGCTCCGCCACCACACCCGCCACCCAATCGACACCAGGCCGGTGCTCAGCCACCACCACCGATAACCCATCAGACACAGCCACCGCCGCCGATTTACCGTACGGCGACACGTCAACCGCATACGCCACCGGCGGCACCGGGCGGGCCTCACCCGTCAGATTCGCCAGCCACGCAGCCGCCGACACCACCTCATTCAGCCGGCCATCCTCAGCATCCCAGACACACAGACACTCACGGGCAAACAATTCCGGCCCCAGATCCTCAAACAACGACTGCATCGACTCGTGGGAAACCCAGCGGCCCAGGCCAGGCATCGCCCGCACCCACGCATCCACATCATCAGCCGCCGGCGAAACCGACTCGATGATCCCGTCCGTTACCGTCACCAGCTCACCCGTCGACTCCGTGTACGCCAACCGGGAACCCGCAGCCTCCAACGCCTGCCGGCGCATCGCCCACGCCACATTCGACGACTTCAACCCCCCAGACCCCGCATACCAAGTCTGACTATTAGGGGCCGCCAGCCGGGCCGGACCCGACGCTGCGATGTGCTCACGAGACAAATGCTGAGCCTCGTCATAAACAATCAGGTCGGCCTGGGCGAACCCACGGCCAGACCCCCCAGTCCTCGCCCGATACTTCAACCGCTGCCCGCTAGTGAACTCGATGCCCTGCTCGCCGTTCGCATACCTGATCCGGGCCACCTTTGTCCGCAACTCGTCAAAGTTCTCGAACACCGCCACCAGGCGCAGGAACGACTCGTTTGCCGTCGGGAACTCGTGCGCCGTATGGATAATCAGTTTCTCGCCGAACAGGATCAGACCGGCCAGTTCACGGGCCGCAATCGTGTCGTTCTTCCCCGTGCCCTGCCGTGGCCCGAAATTGGCGATCCTCGTAGCGGCCCACGAACCATCGGCACGCTCACCCAACGCCGCCCGCAACGTAATG